AGCATGCAAGTAGGCGACGAAACCATACGCCGGGTCATCCTCTCAACAGGATGGCAACCCGGAAACAAGGTAGACGACGACGCCGTTCGTGCGTGGTTCGCAGCCTTTGCCGATGAACTGCAAAAGGCATGCCATGAAGTCGCAAGCCGGTACAAGCCAAAGTACACGCAAGTGACAGCCAATCCCGAGGACGACCCGCAGCACATGGCCAAGGTGGCCGCTGAGAACTGTGCTCGGGCGATTGAAGCCTGGGCGGGGGAGTGAGAAGTGGGTGTGCGTGAACTGAAGATCGACCAGGTGTGCCAGATGCTGGAGGAAGCACACACGCAGCGCGAGATCGCGGCGAAGTTCAAGGTCACGCCGTCGAGCCTGACGCGCTGGCTTGCCGACCCGCAACGTTCCGCGCGCGCGAAAGATTCCCGGGCCGCCGCTGCGGTCTTGTGGGACGAGCGGGCACAGGAAGGCATCGAGAGCGCCGCCGACCCGTTTGAGCTGGCCAAGGCCAAAGAGCTGGCGCATCACTACCGCTGGCGCGCTTCCAAGATCGCGCCCAAGGTCTACGGCGACAAGCTGGAGCTGGCCGGCGAGCTGACGCACAAGAAGGCCGCCGCCGACATGACCGACGACGAGCTGCTGGCGCTGGCCAAGGGGCGCAAGCCTTGACCCCTGAACAGGCCGCCGCTGTCCTGCTGGAGCGCCGCGCCGCGCGCCGGGAGCTTGTCACCTACGCATCACGGGTGCCGGTTCCGGGCTCGCCGCTGGAAGACGCGGACGAGAGCGCCCGAATCCCGCTGATCGAGAGCCAGCAGGCCGACCACCACCGGCTGATCCTGGCCGAGATGCAGCGGTGCATGGAGACGCCGCACGGGCGCTTGATGATCATGGCGCCGCCCGGGTCGGCCAAGAGCACCTACGCCACGGTGGTGGCGCCGTCTTGGTACTTGGGCCGGCAGCCTGACCGGCGCGTCATCCTGGCCAGCTACGGCGGCGACCTGGCGCGCAGGCATGGCCGGCGCACGCGCCAGCTACTGCGCTCGGCTGAGTCGTCGGGCATCCTGCAGACGAGCATTGCCGACGACAGCCGGGCCGCCGACGAGTTCGCCCTGACCAACGGCAGCGAGTACATCGCCTGTGGGATCATGGCCGGCGTGACCGGCAACCGCGCGCACGGCATCGTGATCGACGACCCGATCAAGGGCCGCGAGGCCGCCGACAGCCAGATCATCCGGGACCGCACCTTCGCGGCCTACGAAGACGACCTGTTGACGCGCCTGATCCCAGGCGGCTGGGTTGTGATCATCCAGACCCGCTGGCATGAGGACGACATTGCCGGGCGCATCCTGCCCAGCACCTGGGCCGGCGAGTCGGGCGACATCCTGTGTCGGGACGGCAACATCTGGCGCGTGCTGTGTCTGCAGGCCGAGTGCCAGACGGCGAGCGATCCGGTCGGGCGCACGGTGGGCGACATGCTGTGGCCGCAGTGGTTCGACCGCCGGCACTGGGAGCAGTTCAGGCTGAACCGGCGCACCTGGTCGAGCCTGTACCAGCAGCGGCCAGCACCCGACGAGGGCATCCTGTTCCGGCGCGACGACATGGCGACCTATGAGGCGGCGCCGCCGAACCTGCGCATCATCGGCGCGAGTGACTACGCGGTGACGCCAGACGGCGGCGACTGGACCGAGCACGGGGTGGCCGGGCTGTCCGAGGACGGCGGCATCTACCTGCTGGACTGGTGGCGCGGCCAGGTCGGGCCCGAAATCTGGATCGAGCGGCAGATTGACATGGTGGCCCGCTGGGGGCCACTGGCGTGGTTCGGTGAGGCCGGGCCGATCCGCCGGGCGACCGAGGGCACGCTGCGCCGCCGGATGGCCGAGCGTGAGGCGCCGTGCCGGCTGGAGTGGTTGCCGTCCATCACCGACAAGCCCACCCGGGCGCAGCCGATCATCGCGGCGGCAGGGATGGGCCGGTTGTTCTGGCCCCGCGCTGCCTGGGTGCCCGAGTTGCAGCGTCAGACCCTGGTGTTCCCGGCTGGCCAGCCTGATGACGGCGTTGACACCCTGGGCCTGTTGGGGCGCGGGGCCGAGACGCTGGGCAAGCTGCGCAAGCCGGTCAACGCCGAGCCGGTGCGGATGGTCAGCCACTTCGCCCGCCGATAGAATCGGCCCACCACGACCGGCCAAGCGCCGGCCCGCTGTGAAATTGAGCCGCCAGCAGCTCGCCTACCCTGTGATGGGAAGACGACATGGCGCGCTCCAAAGCTGAACGACTCGCAGACATCCACGCCGAAGCGTTGCGCGAGTTCGACGCAATCCAGAAGTCCCAAGGCCCCGAGCGGCTGCAGTGCCTGGAGGATCGGCGCTTCTACTCCATCTCGGGCGCTCAGTGGGAAGGCGCGCTGGGCGACCAGTTCGACCGCCGGCCCCGCTTCGAGTTCAACCAAGTGCACCTGGCCGTTATCCGGGTGGTCAACGAGTACCGCAACAACCGGATCACCGTGGACTTCCAGACGCCGGATGGCGAGGAAGACGAGATGGCCGACACCTGCGACGGCCTGCACCGGGCCGACGAGAAGCGCAGCACGGCGAACGAAGCCTATGACAACGCCTTCGAGGAAGGCACCGCCGGGGGCTTTGGCGCCTGGCGCCTGCGGGCCTGCTACGAGGACGACGAGGACGACGAGAACGAGCGCCAGCGCATCGAGATGGAACCCATCTTCGACGCCGACACCTGTGTGTTCTTCGACCTGGCCGCCAAGCGCCAGGACAAGGCCGACGCCAAGCGGTGCTACGTGCTGACGCCGTACCCGATTGACCAGTACAAGGACGAGTTCAGCGAGAACCCGAACTCCTGGCCGAAGGAGCTGCAAACCCAGTTCGACTGGGTGACCGCTGATGTGGTGTGGGTCTGCGAGCTGTACCGCGTCGAGGAATCGAAGCAGCTGGTGCACTGGTTCAAGGGCCTGGACGATGCCGAGATGCGCGTCGAGCAGGAAGAACTGGACGCCGACCCCGAGATGCTGGACCAGCTCACGGCGGCGGGCTTCCGCAAGGTGCGCGAGAAGAAGGTCGGCAAGCGGGTGGTGCACAAGTACCTGCTGAGCGGCGGCGGCGTGCTCCGCGATGAAGGGATCATTGCCGGGCGCCACATCCCCATCATTCCGTTCTACGGCAAGCGCTGGGTGGTTGACGGTGTGGAGCGCTGCATGGGCCACGTTCGCCTGGCCAAGGACGCGCAGCGGCTGTCGAACATGCTGATGAGCTGGCTGGCCGAGATGGCGGCGCGATTCGACATCGAGAAGCCCATCCTGACGCCCGAGCAGATCGCCGGGCACGCCACGCAGTGGGCCAACGACAACGTGGAGAAGTACCCCTATCTCCTGATCAACGCAATCACCGACGCCAGCGGGCAGCAGGTGGCAGCGGGCCCGGTGGGCTACACCAAGGCGCCGAACGTGCCGCCCGCAATGGCCGCGCTCACGCAGCTCGCCCAGCAGGCGCTGCAGGACCTCCTGGGCAACCAGCAGGCCGGCGAACAGATGCAGCCGAACATGAGCGGCAAGGCGGTGGAGCTGATCCAGCAGCGCCTGGACATGCAGGTGTTCATCTACATGAGTAACTTCGCCAAGGCCATGAAGCGCTCGGGCGAGGTGTGGCTGTCGATGATGAAGGACATCGCCAGCGAGCCCAGCCGCAAGATGAAGACGCTCGCCCAGGACGGCGCCATTGGCAGCGTGACCCTGAACGAGCCAGCCTATGACGCCGAGAGCGCCAGCGAGGTGATCCGCAACGACATCACGCGGGCCGCGTTCGATGTCGATGTTGATGTTGGCCCGAGTTCGAGCAGCCAGCGCGCGAGCACTGTGCGGGCGCTCACCGGCATCGCCAGCATCACCGACGACCCGCAGACCAAGCAGGCGCTGACGCTGGCCACCATCGCCAACCTCGAAGGCGAGGGCCTGGGCGATCTGCGCGATTGGGCGCGGGCAAGGGCTGTCCGCATGGGGCTGATCAAGCCGACCGACGCCGAGAAGGAAGAATTGGCCCAAGAGCAGGCCGGCGCCAAGCCCGACCCGCAGGCAGCCTACCTCGAAGCCGCTGCCGACGAAGCCGGCGCCAAGGCAGTCAAGGCGCAGGCCGATACGGTCAAGACCCTGGCCGACGCCGAGAAGTCGCGCGCCGACACCGCAGCCACGCTGGCCGGCATCACGCAGGCCGACCGACAGCAGGCCATCGACGCGGCACGGGCCTTCCAGCGGGCTGCGCTGCCGCCACCTGGTCAGCCGGGGTTCTGATTAACTGAAGTCAGACGCCTTGAGAATTCAAAGAATTTGAATACAATCACCCCAACGGCACCCCCGCCTCCGGGGAGATTGAAGGGCAACGCATGACAGTGGACGCGATCACCGACGAGCAGCAGGACGACACCATCGTCCTTGATGAGCCGACCGAGCAGCAGGGCGACCTGGTGCAAGAAGGCGCAGCTGTTGCCGAGGAAGATCAGCCCACTGAAGACGCCGCCGATGAGGTGGTGGTGACGCTTGGCGACGAGCCCGCCGAAGCCGACGAAGAAGACGCCAAGAACCCGGTGATTCGGGACATCCGCAAGGCCCAGCGGGACGCCGTGCGCGCACTGCGCCAGGCCGAGCGCGAGAAGGCGGCGCTGGCTGATGAAGTGGCCCGGCTCAAGGGCGGCGGCCAGCAAGAGACGGCGCTCGGGCCCCGCCCGAAGTTGTCCGACCCGGCCATCGACTTCGACGAGGACAAGCTCGACAGCGCCCTGACCGACTGGCACGCCAAGAAGCAGGCCGACGACGCGCGCAAGGCGCAGCAGGCCGATGAATCGCGCAAGGCCCAGGAAGCCTGGGACAGCCGGCGCAACACCTACGAGACCGCCAAGAAGGCGCTCAAGGTGCCCGACTTCGAGGACGCTGAAGACAGCGTGCGCGAGTCCCTGTCGGTCGTGCAACAGGGCGTGATCCTGAACGGGTGCGAGTCGCCCGAGCTGATGGTCTACGCCCTGGGCAAGAACCCCAAGAAGGCCAAGGAACTGGCGGCCATCGCCGACCCGGTGAAGTTCGCCTTCGCCGTGGCCAAGCTGGAGACTCAATTGAAAGTCACGCCCCGCAAGACTGCCCCGGCCCCTGAATCCGTCGTGCGCTCTGGCGTGCCGGGCTCTGTGGCTGTTGGCAATGCACAGTTGTCCAAGCTGCAAGCCGACGCCCAGCGCACGGGCGACTACTCCGAATACTTCGCTGCGAAGCGCCGGCTCAAGCCGAAGCCCTGACCAGCCCGGATTCGCCCACCTCACGGGCAGACTGAATCGAGTGGCCACCGTCCAGCCCTGATGGATGAGTTGAAGCAAGCAACCCAACTCATTTTCCAAGGATTTCCATCATGGCAAACGCACTCGCCAAAGACCTCGAACTGATGTTCGAGAACGTGATCGAAGGCTTCGACGCTGCCTGCGTCGTCAGCCAAGCGGCTGAAACCAGCTACCCCGACCCCGCCGCCATGCAGCGGGCCGGCGACACCTTCTACAAGAAGCAGTCCACCCAGGCCGCCACGGTCTCGGGCCTGGA